GACGACACAAACTCTATGACCGTTTATAAGATTCTCAGACAATGGGCAGATCTTATTTACAATCCACTTACTGGAGCCATGGGTCTTAAAACTGATTATGTTGGATCTATGCTTATCTCTATCTTTAATAAAAGGGGTGATGTTTTCAGAAGAATACGTATACCTTCTTGCTTTATTGCTTCTTCAATCAACGAGATGCCTCTTTCATACGATCAAGGTAATGCTATCTATACAGTTACGCTGGAATGGAAAGCAGATTATTGGGAAGATCTTTTCCTATAAGATATTTAGAAACTTATCTGGGCAGATTCGATAAAATAAAACGAATCTGCCCTTTTTTTGCTGGGTGGTTATATAACTATACCAAAAAGAACCATGACATCTAAATTTAATTTATCCCCAGGAGACTTAATATCTGGAAGTGATGCTGATGAGGCATTAAGAATCCTGCAAGAAAAAGAAAAAACCGGGGGCTTGAAGTATGATGAATTGCCAGAATCACCGGAATTAGATAATAAAGAGCCTATCGAAGAGGAAGCTCCTGTGGTAAAAAAACCGGAAGGACCGCTTGGTAAATCCATCTCTGCACAGCAGATGGAACACAATAAAGTTCTAGCAATGCAAAATGGCTGGAAGAATCTTCCTTTACATCTACTGCCAAGCCAGGGATTATTCTATCCTCATGATACTCAGATTGCTATTATAGCTGCTGAGGTAAAAGAAATTAGGCACTTTTCTTCAATAGACGAAGGAGATTTAATTGATATCGAATCTAAGCTCAATTACATACTCGATAAGTGTAGCAGGATAATGTTTGGCGATGGTGGTGTAGTTTCCTATAAAGACCTTAAGTATGAGGATAGATTCTATATAGTTTTGGCAATCCGTGATTTGACCTTTATAAAGGGTGAAAACAGAATCGTTCTCCAACCAAAGACAGATTGCGAAAAGAAAGATTGCTTATTGGCTAACGGGATTGAATTAAGAACAGGTGTATTATCAAGATACGAGATACCTGATAATATCATGAAATATTATATCCAGGAGACAGCATCATTTTCATTCACAATTAAAAAGACGGGTAAAAAAGTTGAGATGACTATACCATCAATCGGTGTAATGGAAAGAATCTCAGAATTTTTTGGATCGCAAAGAAGAAAGGGTGTTGAAATGGACGAGGGATTCCAAAAAATAGCTCCATTCATTTTTCCTGAGTGGAGAGAGCTTAGCGATTCCACCATAATGAGTAAAATGAGGGAAATTGATTATTGGAGTAAAGAAGAATATTCTTTGGTTTTTGAGCTTAGTGAAAAAATTAAAGTAGGTACTAAACCACATCTTAACTTAAAATGCAATTGCGGTGCCGAGGTCGCCGCTGCTATAACCTTTCCCAGCGGATACAGATCTCTTTTCGTTATTTCAGATATCTTTAGCGAACTTCTTTGATATTAAGTTCAGGCTATGGCATGAATATAGGCTTGACCCTGAATGGGTTGAGGGAATACCATATTGGGAATACCAACTTTGGATCGATAAATTAAACGATGCAATAGAAAAACAAAATCAGGAAGCTATGACGGATGGAGGAAAAGTACAGGTGTTCAACCTGGTAAATCCCTCTGTGAAGTAACCGGATATATAATACGTGCCAACTAATAAAATTCCAGAATCAGCCATATTGGATCTAGGCCGGAATCTAGATACCTTTATGAAAAAACAAGACCAGATGATTGGTAAGATATCTAGTAGTCTGGATAAATTTGATTCTATCCCTGATAGAATCGGGAAAGCACAAAACTCTGTATTTGAAAAAATAGAAAAATCTTCTTCTCAGATTAATCTTGGTTCCGACATAGGAAAGAAATTGGATTCACTCGTTAAGGGAATAGCAGAACAAAATATAGAAAGCAAAACCAGTTCGGAAAAAATACTTTCTATTTTTAAACCAGCTAAAGCTGAGGGCGAAAGAAAACCAGCAGATTTAACCTCGATATTATCATCATTACCTAAATTTAAAAATGGCGGAGAGGTAAAAGAGGGTGGCATGGGTGTAGTTGGTGATGCAGGTCCTGAGGTTGTTTTATTGCCAAAGGGAGCTGAGGTGGTACCACTTAAATTAGAAGATGTATTTAGAGAGACCTCACAATATTTTAAATCTATAGATCCTGCTATTTCATTGAAAGAAATATTTGGATCGGATGATCTTATATTTTCTAGATCTGAAGGGGAATTTCTAGCTTATAGAAAAAAAGCTGGTTCCGAAGAGCCTGATGATAATTTCGACCCTATTTCTCTTACTAAAAAAGTTGAGGATCTCCAAAATCTTGCCGAGGAGACCAGTAAAAATCCAGCTTCAACCGACGAGGAAATGGAAAATAGCAGGGAGCAGGCCAGAGCAATAAGTGATCTTATGGATCTGGTTAAGATTACCCCGTCCAAAATACTGGAAGGGCCTAAAAAGGAAGAGACTGCTGCTTTTATAAATACCGAGGATAGAGTTAAATTAGCTGCTGAGAATAAAGTAGCTGAAGAAAAAACAAAGGTTGAAAATACTGTAGAATCTCTTTCGCAATCAGCTAAACCGCTTAACCCCATAAAAGAAACTGTTGAGGATCTAAAGGGCGCGACATTAAAGAAAACCGAAATACCTAAGCTAGGAGAACCAGTTTCACCTAGACAACTAAATATACCTAAGCTAGAGGAGCCAGTTTCGACCAGGCAAGTAAATATACCTGAGCTAAAGAGACCTCCGGTAACCACAGCAAAATCTCAGGAGAATACCAAAAACTCTGATACTGAGAGACCTAATGAGGTTATAGTTAAACAAGCCGAAGCAGTTACGCCAACTGCGGAAGCTTCAGCCACTGCGGAAGCTTCAGTAAGACAGGAAAAATCTAAAGGAGAGGCCAGCGAATCTTCTAAAGCAGAATTCCAACAAGTTGTACAGATGATGTCAGAAATGTCTAAAACTTTATCTGACATAAGCTCGTCTCTAAAAAGACCACTCATCGTGGCTGACGGAAATCCGATCAGACCTAGAACTACTAATTTTTAAATTCTAAACTTTTTTTAATCCCGGGGATTTTCTTTATATTTGTAAGATTATCACAGAATGAGTAAAATTAAAGCCTCAGAATTTTTTAATTCTCCAGAATTAATTAATAGCAATTATTGGACTATTATCCAGCATCCTACATACAGGCCACTAGATATGGTTTCGTACGGGAACGACCTATCTGATATAGTGGGGGCTCTGGACGAAAAGACAGTGAAAATGGATTTGATCTACCTTAGAATGAGTACTATATGGTCTGAATGCTCAAAATGCAATAGAATGCAGGTTGGATGTTTAATGGTAAAAGATAAGTCTATCATATCAAATGGATATAATGGATCTCCTCATGGATTCCCTAATGTTTGCGAGGATGAAAATAATAACACATTGCCGTATGTTTTACACGCAGAAGCAAATGCAATTACCAAATTGGCAAAAAGTACTCTTAGTTCAGATGGATCAACGATATATGTTACGGTTTCACCCTGCTACGAATGCTCGAAACTAATAATCCAATCGGGCGTAAAAAGATTAGTAATCAAAGACTTATACAGAAAAACCGATTCTATACCCTTCCTCTGCGAGGCAGGAGTAGAAATAACTAGGATAGGAGTAATTTAATATAGCAGCACACACGAGAATATGACAAAAGAAATAAATATACAAAAGCTAGCGGAGGAGTTTATACTATCCAAAAGCGAAAGGAGTTTTCAGAAATTATTCGAGAGATTAAAACCTGGATTAACAAATCATTGTTTTGTTATTTTAAAGGATATCGAATTAGCACAGGATTCCTTCTTAAACACAATGTCCAAAATATGGCAAAAGATCGATCAGTATGATATGACAAGAGGTAATTTTTCGACCTGGTGTTATAACATTGCTAGAAATGAATCTTTACTCCTTTTAAAGTCAAGAAAAAGGTACGTAAGCACGGAGGACGAAAATATTGAGAATATTTTCAATATGAATGCCATGGCAAATGGTGATTACTATGACTTACATGACGATCCATCATTAACATTTATCAACGGACAAAATAAGGTGGACGAATTATACGAGAGTATAATACAGGAGATTAAGGAACTTCCTGAGCTCTATAAGGATATAATGATAGACCGGGAGATCAATGGAATGAAGTACAAGGATATTGCAGCCAAGTACGATATTAAGAAAAGATCTATAGCAACAAGAATAAGAAGGGCTAGAAACCGGATAAAGAAAAAAGTTGAAAAATTAAAAGACATAAACTAATATGGATATTATCTACAAAATAAGATTCTTTAGGATCTTTAGAGAAATCCGCATTTATTTTGAGTATCTTAATCAGATTAGACTGGAAAGTGTAAATTCTCCAAAATGGTCTAAATTGAAGCTCAGAAAAGATTGGATTGGCAGGATTTATACCGTTATAAATCTTCCGCCAGAAGTTACCCAATCACCGGATTTCCCGAAAGAAGCTAGACCAGCTTTTGTCATGGAAGAATCAAGAGCAATCAACGAATATCTAACTGAGATTAATCTTCAGGAGCTATTGACGGTAGGTTTTAAACCTATTGAAGAAAATGGCGGTGATTCTTATCTAGTTATTTATTACTATCTCTTTAGAGAATTGACTTGGATGTGGATATTAACCAGATCCTTGTTTTGGACTGGAGCAATATATGCTTACCTTTATTTCACATGATAGAAAATACGATAGAAGAATATAGGAGAGAAGTAGAAGAAAAATTAAAGGTATTTCAGACTGATAAATTTTTATTCGAGGAGGAAGCACACGTCTATACATATGACAGCATTAAGTACGATTCAGTAACAACATTTCTTAAGATATTTAAGGAACCATTTAAAAAAGATTATTGGGCTAATAAGAAAGCTATAGAAAGAGGGATTTCCAAAGCGGAAATTCTCCAAGAATGGGACGATAAAGCTTCTAGCGCGGGAACTCTAGGAACAGATGTACATAAATGGATAGAGGACTTTTGGACGGGACTAAATGAAGGAACTTATCCATTAGACCATCAGAATCCGGAAGTTATGACTAGGGTTGGTAAATTTAAAGAGGTTTACGAAAAGAGACTGTCTAAGCTGATACCACTAAAATCGGAGCTTAAAATATTCTCTAGAAGATGGAAACTAGCTGGAACTATAGATCAGCCTTTTCTTTTCTGGGACGATACTAGGAAAAAACCTTTGCTAATATTGGGTGACTGGAAAACAAACAAAGAATTCAAACATGACGATCATCCCAAGGGAAAGTATAAGAAATTATTAAGACCTTTTGCAGACCTTTACGAAAATCAGCATAATGAATATTCCATCCAAATATCACTATATAGATTAATATTAGAGGAGGAAGCGGGGATAGAAACAGCCGATGGATTCTTATGTCATATTGGGCCGGATGAGCCAGCTAAATTATACCGGACGAAAGATTTGAGAGAAAGACTGAAGATCTACCTGGGAGAAAATAGGGTGGATAAAGATATTTTTCTATTTGATTGAAACTTTTTTTAGAATACAGTATAAAGTAACAAATGGCAAATTCTAAAAAAACCACCGAAAAGGTTTCTATACCAGACGAAGCACAATTAAAAGGTGCAATTTCAGCAATGTCACATGACGAGATTGAATCCATCCTAGATAAATTAGATCATGCAAAAATTGCGGATATTAAATCTTCAATTGCGGACAAAAAAGAGCAAATCCAAAAGAAAGAATATGCTGTTAAAATCAGCGTTGAATCTTGGGGACACCTACGTTCTTATATCGAAGAAAGCTCTGAATGGCAACAGTCCGAAGCAATTGGTATAATCGAGATCTGCAAAGTTTTTGATCAAATCGAAAAAGAAGGAATTAAAGACTCTACAATTTTCTTACCCGCATTACCGTTAGAAGCTACACACTATTTCCTTTCAAAAACTAAAGGAAGAGGATTAGCAGAGGCTAAAAAATTCATGCAAGTTTGGAAACCGATCGATCAAGCCGTTCAATCTGCAAAGATTGACGCTTATGAGATTACCAAGCTTGAAAAGGAATTGGTTGCTGCAGAGCAAGGAATCGGATTAGTATAACCCATCTACCAACATCCATATCACTAATCTGGCGCTGAAAGGCGCCTTTTTAGTGCACCATACAATCCTTCAAATATTCGATCGGATATATACAGAATCTAAATTCAAAAAATTATGATAAAAAAAATCAAAGAAAATTCCGCCGTGATCATGATTGTGATTATGGCTTTGCTATTCCTTAAACAATGTGGAGTTAGCCGGGAAATGAGTAAAATGAGAAAAGAGATGACTGAATTGGCATCAGTATCTGATTCTATTAAGAATGAAACTGCAACAAGAGAAGAAATTAGGCTTGAAATGAATAAAGCTCTATTTGACTTTCTTATTTATGAAACCGATCTTGACAACGGAAAATCTTCACTTTCCGAGATCAGATCAAAAATTGACAAGCCTTAATCTATGAAAAAGAATACACTGGTCCACTGGTTTATTATAGGTACGTTTGTTACCCTATATCTAGCTGTTTCCGTGATTTCTACACTTCACGTTATTAAGTTCTTTGAAATGTCCAACCCATACTGGTTATCAGTATCATTAGCTATTGCATTTGAATTAGGAGCAGCGGCTTCTCTTGCAAGTTTGATAGTTTTAGATAGGATGAATAAGGTATTGGTGTGGATCCTATTTATTACTCTCACACTTTTCCAAAGTATGGGAAACGTGTATTACGCATTTGTCACATTACACGATTACCAGGGATGGGTTGAATTATTCGATTTGGTCGATGAGGATATTCTTTATCAAAAGAGAATTCTTTCTATGATCAGCGGAGCAGTTTTACCCTTTGTTGCATTGGGATTTATTAAGTCCTTAGTTGATTACATAAAACCACAGGAGGAAATCCAGGAAGAAACTATCGAGGATCCAAAGATCGAAGAAAACCCTGTACTAAGTGGTGGTGAAGAGATCGAGGAGGTTACAGAGCCTTTAATCGAGGAAAAAGAAGAGATAATAGTAAACGTTCCGGAAAAACCGGACCCAGTTCCTTCTTTAAGTGAGGAGGTTGCTGAGATGCTTGTTGATCCCAATATAGCTAACTTAGTAATTCCGATCGAAAATAAAGAGCCAGGTCAGTCCTACTGAAAGGGTTATAAAATGAAAATTTAAAAAAATTTAGACACATGTCAGCAACAGGAGCAGCGTTAGAAGATGCACAATTTTACTGGGACGGAGGCCAATCATCTGGTGCACCGGACCCAAGTTTCTATAATACACTTTATGGAGGTAGTGATCAATTTGCGTTAGCTCCTGGTGCTTCTGCTAGTACAGATATAGTTTACCGAAATGTAGCTCAAAACAGAGATCAGATAAAGATTGTCGGCCTAACGTTCAGAGACTATAACGATCCTAGGGAATTTAAATTTTTTAACACCGCTTGGAATATATCATACCAGGCACAGACCGAGGAAACTGTAGATGTTAGCAGTTTTTTCCATCCTATACAAAGTTTTTCCTCTTGGCAAAAGCAAACTGTAGTACTAGCACCTTTGAGTTCAATTAACTTAGATCCCGGTGATTTTGATAATACAAAAGGGGAAATAAGCTTTATGCTGGTTAAACCAATCTATAATCCTGCTGCAAATGAGGAAGAACGTGTTTGCTTCTGGAATTATAAAGGAACCCATAGATTTCTAATAGGATCGATATTAATATTATCCGGATCAATAAAGGATGGATATAAATGGAAAGGCTGGAGTGTAAGTCCATTCCCAGACGATCTTCA